GCTTCACCACGTGTGCCCGCTGGCATCTGTTCTACACTAGCTTCGGTGAGTGCATAAATTTGACCCTCAAATACCGTGAAACTGGCCAAGTATTCTTGCTCAAATTCTGCTTTGCTCATAGCACGGCGGGCTTCTGCCACATCCGACTCGGCCATGCGAGTATTTTCAGTATAATCTGCTTGTAAGCTCACCCATTCTGGAAAGTTAGGGTCAAACCCACGGTTATAGAAGCTGGAGAACCAGTTGTTGCGACCGCGAGGGGTAGAGATAAATATGGCTTTTGAATTAGGCTTGTCTAGGGTAGGGCGTAGTGCAACGTTAAAGGCTGCTTCGCCGTCGTCACCTAGTGCAGCTTCGTCAAAGATGATTAAGTCATAGCTACGGCCAACACACGAATCCACAGTGGAGATAGAACCCATGCGGATAGTGCTTCCATTCTCCAGCTCAATAATTTTGTCTTTTAGGTTATCACGTGCAACTTCTAGGTCAAAGTGCTTGATCAGGCGACGTTGCAGCTCAAACGAGATGCCTGACAAGTTATAGTTAGGCGACATGATTAACACATTGGAGCCTGGTACAAGTGTCACTAATTGGCCGATAATATTGGCAATGTAAGTTTTGCCCAATCTGCGCGCTAGCGCGGCGCAAATAAAACGGTACTTGGGGTCATTTACTGCGTTGATTAAGGCAACCTGTGGACGGTTTATGGTATCATAAATGTCTAGGAGTTTGAGGTAGTTGACGATTGGTAGTTTAATAAACCGCTCGGTGGGCTTAAACTCTGTGATCGCATCACACCCAACATCCGGACGAGAGATAGTTAGCATTAAACACCTTCTCCGCTAATCAATTGCTGCACAAGTTTAGAATACTTTGATCCATCCAAGCCTTCGTTGATCTGCACATTAACTTGCTTTTGCGGTGCAGTTCCCGAACGAATTTTTTCCAGTTGTATCTCTTTGTCCAGCAAGTCCATCGACATTTTATGCGATAGTGCAAGCAGTTCTGCAATGTCTTTTTGCGACCCAGTTCCGGCCTCCTCAAGCTCGGTGAACTTTTGCTTGATAAGTGCGTCCATGGCACGTCGCATCAAAAATCGGTTATTGTAGCCACTATCAAAAAATACCGAGTCGATATAGGCTTTGACCTCACGGCGTTTTAAGTAATCGGTGACCAATTCCACATCCAGGTCCAGTTCTGCAGCGACTTGGCGTGGGTCATTGAGTTGTAGGTAGCAATTGGCTACTTCCAGGGCTTCCGGGGCAATCTTAACAGTTTCGGCAGGTAGGTTTTGAGTCATGGTGGTATCCTTTTCTGCTATTATATACTAGTCGGGAAGGTTGGGGCAAGTGGAAATTTTTGGGGGAGGTTGGGGCGGTTTAGGGTCACGCTCGGCGTGGATTTCATGCGCACCTTTTTGGTTTTGGAAAAAATTCCATATAGGCCGCGTGTGGGAGGGTCTAGCAGCATTTGGATGCTCAGTTGTCTAATAACCGCCCTAGCACACATACCCCGCCCGTGTCAATAGGTATTTATCCCTATGTTGTATTTACGCACACACTTGTTTTTTCTTTTGTTTTGCCTTATAATAGATACATCGCAACAAGGAAAAGATAACATGACATTCAGAGAATTTTTAGATGCTGTTGGTTTTGCCGCTTGCATTGCCTTGCCTTTCGTGCTATACTTTGCTTTTGTGATGACTCCCTAACCCTTTCCCTAACCCTTGACTTTTCAGGAGATTTTTAAATGACTGCTAAGACTGTGAACTATACTCCCGAGCAAACTGCTCGCATGGTTGCCGACTATCAAGCTGGCATGACTGTTGAATCCATCGCTACCGCTTTGGGTAAATCTGTGCGTTCTGTTGTTGCTAAACTTTCGCGCGAGAAGGTTTATGTAGCTAAGACCTACACCACTAAGACTGGTGAAGCTGTTGTTAAGAAGGATGAATTTGCCGATTATATCGGTGAAGCATTGGGCTTGACTGAGGCTGATGCCGATTCGCTGACTAAAGCGAATAAGACTGCACTCGCTAAGATTGCGGAATTTATCAAGGCTGAAAAAGCCTGATAGATTGTAGGGGCTTTATGCCCCTACTCTTTTTTATGGTACAATGTAGGCACACTAGGAGATGATGCAATGAACAAATACGATATTGAATTTTGGGCTTATGTGATTGCCCTTAAAGCTATCCTCTTGGGTTGCTTTTTTCTGTATGCTTACTATGTTACAATGTGAACATGAAAAACCTTTACGACTTTATTAAATTCTTGGGACTCAAAAAACCAGTAAACCTGCGGGTCATTACCCGTAAAAATCGGTGGGCTGATGCTGAATATGAGCCAGAATATTCCGACAAAACGGGTAAGCTAAAAGAACATAAGATCACGATATTCTATAAGGGCAATACCCGTGATTTTGATACACTGGTTGCACATGAGCTAATTCATGCATGGCAAGAAGAAAACAAGGCACATGAAACACACGGGCCAGCGTTTATAAAATATGCTCGCAAAATGGAACAACATTTTGGATTGCGTGAGGTTTACATAGAAGGAATTGATGAAGAATAATGTATACTTTGGTTTTCAAACAAAATTGAAAACCAAGGTACTACTTGGGTGCGCCAATTATACTAGTATAATTGGGAGCGTGTCAATAGGTGTTTTCCCCTATGTTGTATTTTTTCACACTTGCATTTTTTCCTGAAATTTTGGTATAATACACTTATGAAAACGAAATACACCGAACAACAGATTAGCCGATTTCACCGATTCTGTGATCGTCATGGTTTGCAATTTGCAAACATGGCAGAATACATAGGCGCACTTGAACAATTTTTTTCTGAGGAAGAATGATGACTAAAGATCAATTGCTTTATGACCTACAATCTGAAATGTGGGATTTTTATAAGGATGTGCATGGGGTTCGCCCTCGCCATTGGTCGGAAGCTGAATGGGGTTCAATGGAATTTTTGCAAGATCAAAGGCAAAAATTGTGTGATATAATTGATCGCATGACACCCGAGCAAAAAATTGCTGAAGGTTGGGGTTCAAATGCTGATTTTGAATTTCCCGATTATTCTGATGATGGTTATGCTCTAGCCTCTGCGGGTTGGGGTACTGATGAAGATTATGGTTCTGCTGAGGATATGCTATGACAGATTTTGAAATTGTAAAAAATTATATGGATTCTAAATATCCACAAAAATCCTATGCTATGCGAAATGGCAATAATTGCGTTTGGGTTAGCATGGGATTATCTGATTTGTATTTTATTTTGCGTGATGGTAAAATTGTAGATATTCAGGTTGATTAAATTGAATACCTTTGTTTTCAAACAAAATTGAAAACAAAGGTATTACTTTTGGGGCGCCAAAATTATACCATATAATTTTGAAGCGTGTCAATAGGGGTTTGTCCTTATGTTGTATTTTTACAAAAATGGTTGTGTCTTGTTTTTTGTGGTATAATTAGCATATAAAACGCAAGGGGCTAAAAATGACATTAGCAGAAATTTTCGGTTGGATTGGGGCTACATTGTTTGCAATTTGCGGACTGCCCCAAGCCATTCAAAGCATAAAAGACGGGCATTCTAGGGGCTTATCTTGGGGATTTTTGGGTTGTTGGCTTGGCGGTGAAATTTGCACTATTGCTTACATTATCCCAAAATTAGATTTACCCTTATTGGTCAATTATGTAATAAACCTAATATTTTTAGGGATTATGCTAAAATATAAGATTTGGGAAAGAAAATAAGGTATAATCAAGATATGAAAACAGTTACAATTTTTGTAAATCATCCACAATGCGAGCTTGATTGTGCTCACGCTATGGCAAGCGCATTTAAACCCGCATTTAATGTGCGAATGATTACCATTGACGAATTTAATCCTGATACATTAGCCGATACTGATATTTTAGTTTTTGGCGGTGGCATTGGTGATGCTGATGATTTTGATTCTATATTTTCGGCTGATGATATTCAAACGCTAAAAAACTATTTGGCAAATGGCGGTAAATACTTGGGCATTTGCATGGGTGCATATTGGGCAGGTAAAAACTATTTTAATATATTAGGTGATACTGATGCGGTTCAATATATCACGCAACCCGATACAGATATTTTTACAGAATTTGAAACTGTGGCTACTGTGTATTGGCATGAGCTAGAATCTAAAATGTATTTTTACGATGGTTGCGCTTTTGTTGGCGATTTGGAAAATTGCGATATTGTTGCCACTTATGATAATGGCGATGCAATGGCTATTGTAAAAAATAATGTTGGCGTTATTGGTTGTCACCCAGAATCTGAAAAATGGTGGCATGAGGGTATTGGCAATTATGAAAATCATCATGGCACACTACTACATTTTGCCATAAATTTGTAATACTTTGGTTTGCAAAGAAAATGAGAAACAAAAGTTCACATTTTCTTGCGCCAAAATTATAACATATAATTTTGGGGCGTGTCAAGGATTTTTTGCTAGGTGTTTTCCCCTATGTTGTATTTTTACAAATTTGCAAAAATTTTGTTGCATGGGCGTTTTTTCGTGTATAATCACTTCATTGACAACAAGGAATGATCTAAATGGCTAAAATCAAAAGGGTTTCAATTTATGATATGGACGGCACAATCGTTTGCAGTTTGCATCGCTACCGCACTATCATTGATGACAATGGCGAGCGCATCGACCTTGGTTATTGGCGTGAAAATGAGTATAGAGCAATGGAAGATTCTTTGCTACCATTGGCAGAACAATATAAATCCGATTTGCGAGATGAAAATTGTTTTGTCATTATTGCTACTGCCCGTGTTTTGCGGGACGCTGATAATACATTTATTCGTGATATTCTAGGCGAACCCGATTATATTATCTCTCGCTGTGATGGTGATACTATTTCGGGCGGTTTGCTAAAAGTTAATGGTTTGGCTAAATTCTTTAATCTCAAGAATTTTAAAGATGCTGAATTTACTTTTTATGAAGATAATGCACAATACTTGAAAACAGTTTGTGATCGTTTTAATATTCGGGGTGTTTATATTCCGAGCAAGCAAGGGCATTAAGCCTTTTGTTTTCAAATTGGAAATGAATACTTTTGTTTCCAATTTGAGGCGCCAAAATTATACTATATAATTTTGGCCCGTGTCAATAGGGAAAACCCCTAATTTGCGTAAATACAACAAAAAAATATTTTTAAAAAATTTGTGCATGGCGTGGGTTTTCGGGTATAATTGAGACTTCAACAACACACAGAGCACACAATGGCTAAAAAACAGTTTTTTGCAATTCTCGACACCGAGACAACCATTAATGACACTGTGGCAGATTTTGCCATTGTGATCTGTGATCGTGAGGGTACGATTTATAATCAATGTGCGGTTTTGGTCGCTGGACATTATAACACAATGGAATTATTCCACGACAAAAACGCTAATGATATTTGGGGTTATGCGGGTTTGCAAAAACGCAAAGCGGGTTATGATGCCATGCTAGATAATGGCGTGCGTATGCTTGCATCAGTTAATGCAATTAATAAATGGATTAATCAAGCCATTGGCAAATATAATCCTACTCTTACCGCATATAATCTTGCTTTTGATTTGGCTAAATGCTCAAATACTGGCATTGATTTGTCGGGTTTTAATTCTCGCTTTTGTTTGTGGCAAGCGTCAATCGGTAATATCTGCAATAAAAAAGCATTTAAACAATTTGCGCTTGATAATCACGCATTTAATAATACTACCAAAAATGGTAATATGACATTCAAAACAAATGCCGAGATTGTTTGCGGGTTTCTTAATAATTCTATTATTGATGAACCCCATACTGCTCTAGAAGATGCCCGAGATTTTGAATTGCCTATTCTCTCGCATATTATCAAAAAACGCAATTGGCGAGATAATATCAAGCCTTATGCTTGGCAAGATTTTCAGGTAAAAAATCATTATGTTGCTAAATAATAATAATAATAATAAAATGCGGGTATTTTGGGTAATAGCATTATGCCTGCATTTAATTGATGATAAAAGGCTTGAAACAGAATATAATAAAAAGCCTTTTATTCAACAAACAATAACGGAAATTGTATAATGGAAACTATCGGCTGGCTTGGTTCTATATTATTGGCATTTTGCGGATTACCGCAAGCAATAGAATCATATAAAACAAAATCCTCTGAGGGATTAACTTGGGGATTTATTGCAATGTGGTTTATTGGCGAGATATTAACCTTTATTTATATTTTGCCTAAAATGGATTTGCCATTAATGTTTAATTACACTGCAAATATTATATTTTTGTCGATTATTATTTTTTATAAACTATACCCGAAAAAATAATCTTTTTTCGGGTTTTTTTATAAAATGTAATACTTTGGTTTTCAAAACAAATTGAAAACAAAAGTATTACATTTCGGGGCGC